TCATAGAAATGGGGCGCGGCCCAGACCCACGGCTTTCTATGCCCATGAGCGCCGCTTCGAGGCGTGAACTAACAACGCCTGCGGGATCGTCACCGCACACAACGGCAGATGTGGCAGTGCGTAGCGCATCCATCAACAGGCGGCGTTGCCGCGCCTCCTCAAGGATGCCAGCATAGTGTCGAAGATGGTTTTGCGCCATCGTAGCACCAGCCATGCGAACTAAATATGCTGGCCCACCGAGGTCGCTCATCCGTTCATTCTGGCGCGCCCACTCCGACAATGTTACAGTTGACACCATCATGCCGTCGCGGTCGGCAGCCCTGATCTTGGCGTAAATCTCTCCATGTACAGGATCGTGAAACAGATCGGCACCGCCTGCTGCCTCTATGGTGGCAACGCCAGTGGTATCAAGCAGCAAGGCTCCAAGCACCTGCTGCTCGCATTCCACTTCATGCGGGACAAAATCCAGTGAATTGATGCGTGCTATCTCTGCCATGATCAATCCATCCTGCTATCGACCCAAGCGCGAACGCCGTTTTTCCGCAATGAAGCAGCCATTGCATTTGCTACAGCTTCGCGGTGTTGGATAGATTGAAAATCACCGCACGTCGCATTGATCCGATATGCACCCGTTTGCGTAGAACCGTATGACCCAAGCGCGGCAATAATCGATGTCTCAGATTGCGGGATCAAAACCCAAGCATAGCCGCATGTCCCGTTGTCTTGTGCAAATGACAAAAGAAAATCGGCCTTCTCATTTGCCGCATGAAACATCTCGGAAAGGATGAGATGAGGCTCGGCGGCACTGTACAAGCTGCGCCAGTTATCATGCGAATCCGGTTGCGCGCGACCAGCGATGTCATTATAAAGCTTCATAAGTCGTAGTCCTTGGTTGGTGCATGGATTATGATAAGGGCGGGCACGATGTTTACAGCATCGCCCCGCCCGTTTCTTGTATCGTGAAAAGCATGTTCCAGCAACTTCTCATCGGTGTTCCCATCAAGATATTTTCCCCCTGAATGGTATGTCCACGTCCATTTCATCCATCCATTTGGACAGGCATTTCTCAGCGTCTTCAACAGACCGAACGACAGCCCATCGGCCGCCAGCCGCCTCAATCCGTATCCCCGCTGCCTTCTGGGCCATCGAAACCTTGCCGCCCTCGGCCTTAACCTCCATCGCCCAGAATTGTCCTTGAAAAAGGATCATCAGATCTGGAAACCCAGGCATGGTTCCCATCGACTTTGCCTTCTGGACAACCATAATAGCCTTCTTGCTACGCCATTTGGTTTCGTTCGGGCTATGATGGATCACGGCACCGGGCAAAGCTTTCCGCAGGTGTTGGAGTATATCAATGTGGATCGGCCCTTCCCGGTCAACACGCTTGGTTTGAGCCTTCTGCAAATCAATTATGGTCATGCGTTCAGTCACACCGCCGCCCCTCCATCTCCATTATTGCGTGCGTGACAGCCCTCAGCCTATGGCGCAGAGCCGCAACACCATGGCGCCCTTGGCGGGCCTGTATGCGGCGCATCAAAGACTGGCGCAGGATTTTCAAATCTCCCATCACTTCCGCCCCCGCATGATTTCCGCGCGGCGTGTTGCCATCGTCTCGCGTTCATCTTTGTAGAGCGTATCGCCCCATGCCTCGGCCATGGCGTCAAGTTCGGCTAGATCATCGGTGCCGTTGATTTTGTCAGTGCGGGTTATCCGGCCAAGGGCGCGGTATGCGGAAAGGATGCGATCGGTCATTCGGCTGCAAAAAGATCTAGACCATGCGCGGCAGCATCGGTCAGGTTGATATTTGCCTGGGCGGCGTATTCCGACTTGAGTTCAAACCCCAGATACTTTCGGCGTGCCTTTACCGCCTCATATCCGGTCGATCCAATGCCGTTGAACGGGTCCATGACCACATCGCCGGGGCGCGTGTAGAGGCGCAGGCACTTGCGAATTACATCCAGTTGCAGCGGGCATACATGCTTTTCATCGTTTGGACCCTTAGCATTGCGAAAACTGCGCAAGACGTTACCCTGTTGGATATCCATCCATACAGGAGATGCCAGCCGCTGCCAGTGCATCACATCAAATTCGACTTCCGCCACTAGATCAGCGATCAAATCATCATCTGGCACATCTAAACAAAGGCCTTCTCTGCGCAGATCATCAAACCACTGGCGCGCAATCTCCATGGCTGTCTTGCTGTCGCCTGGCGCGCAGTGCTCAATAGGCCTCGGGTTCGGCGCGTCCTTGCGAAAGAACAGCATATAATCCGGCATCCCCACTCGGTTCATGGCGCTATCTTTGCGTATCTGCTTGTACAGCAACCCAAGCGCCTTGGTGCGTTGCATCTCGACAACAGGGTCTTTCCAAATCGTAGCGCGACCGTGATAGACAAGCCCGGCGGCGGTGTGCGCTTTGACCAGATCGCCTGAGAAATCGTGCAGCCCGATGTGCCCATGCTTGCCCTTGCGCATGGGCAGGTCGGTGCAGTGAACGCAGACGATGCGACCGGGGCGCATGACGCGGGTTAGCGCATCGGCAAAGAACGCATACTGCTTGAGAAATGCGTCGCCATCCCCAGCGTTCCCGAGGTCGCGCTCGCTGTCCGAATAGACAAACAGATCGCCAAACGGCGGCGAGAATATGGCACAGTCAATGCTGTCTGCGGGCATCGCATACATGCCTTCGACGCAATCGCTATTATGAATGGCCCATCCTTGGCCTTGATATTCCGGTTCTTTCATGACATTATTCTCCCGTTCTAATCCATTCAGGAAACGCCAGATCAAGCGGGCGGTCATATCTCACCCTGACACCCGCTTGACTTTGGGCTTGGCGCATAGCCGCACCCATTCGGCGCTTCATCTCTTCATGCTTTTCTGCTTTTCCGTGGATCGCTTGCCAGATCGCCCATTCGGTGTCGGCAATGACGATATCGTTGCGCACCCGCTCAAGCTGGCCGAACCGATGCGACCGGCGCACAGCCTGATAATGCTGCTCATATGAGAAGCTAATCGAGGCAAAGACGGCATGGGCGCAGTGCTGCCAGTTGACGCCGAACCCCGCCAATTTTGGCTTGGTAACGATGGCGCGGTATTCTCCATCTGCAAACGCCAACAACCGGCGCTCCTTTTCCTCTGCCGTCAACGATCCGTGGACTTCAACGGCGCCTGGGATCATCTTTGCCAACATGGCGCTTTCGTCGTTCGTCTCGCACCACACCGTCACCGGCTTATCGTGCGTTGCCAGTTCAGCCGCCATCGCGCACCGATCAACCATCGTCAGACGCTTTTCAGCGTGAAAGCTGGTCGCGCTCATCTCTGGCATACGGAACAGAGCGCCTTGTGTGTCCTGCGACCGATCAGCGGCGACGATGTGGATTTGCCTGTCAATATCGGGCAAGACATATCCGGCATCATCCCCGCCCAAGTCAGACGGCAGCGTTGCGCATCGTGCCCAAGATGCCACCCATGCCCAGAAGTCGGCGGCGGCGTGTCCCTTGAGGCGCCAATCCTGCGATGCTGTCTTGGTGTCGTTGATGAACCACTTCGACAGCATTTCCTGTTGGCGCATGACGCCAAGAAATTCAGCATGGTTCCCGAGTTCGGTGTGATCGTTAGGGCTGGGTGTTGCTGTCGCAGCGAGCTTGAACGGCGTATCTCGGAATGCTTCCATCAGCCTGTTGCGGGTCTGCCCGGCAAAGGATTTTAGGATGCTGCTTTCGTCCAGAACCACACCACCGAAGCAAGTCGTGTCCAGCTTTGGAAGTCGCTCATAGTTAGCAACCATGACGCCATTACCGACATCGGATTGTTCCTTGATCTGGCGCGCGTCTATGCCAAACTTGCGGCCTTCCCGGATCATCTGCCCTGCTACTGCCAAAGGCGTCAGAATTAGGACCGGCCTTTTCGTTTCTTCAGCAACCTGTCGCGCATATTCTAATTCACAAAGCGATTTACCTAGGCCCGTATCAAGGAACATAGCCGCACGCCCATTTCTCAATGCATATTCGATAGAAACCTTTTGATGGGACTTCGCAAAACTGTTCATATTCACCGGGTTCATGCCTTCAGACTTTGCGCAAGACAATTTTGATGATATAAACTTGCGATATTCTTGAATGCTCATGAGAACCCCTTTCCATGAAATATCATTCCATCAATCCCAAGGTGCTTTTGGCAAACTAATGCCTGTGCAATTATCGTAACTTTTAGTTTTGGTTTGATCCGTCGCGTTGCATTTCTTGCACTGGCAAGCACCTTCAACGTGTGTATGGTCTCGGCAAACCCCTGATTTGTTGTATCTGCCGAGTGTGCTTTTACATACCGCGCACTTACCTCTTTTCTTAGGCAATACATCACAATGAATTGTGGATATATATGTCATGCGCCAGATGCTTTCTGCATGGCAGCAGCTTGGGCGTTCATCATTGTAATCCTGGATGGACGTTGAACCGGTTTGACATCTACTGAGTTTTTTATCCTATCAACTTGCTTGCGCAGGTTATTGCTAATGCGATGCGCTACAGCGTCTGCTGTTCGGCCCAGTTCCGGGGCAACACGGCGAGCAATAACATTTATCGCATATTCTGGTGTTTCCATGACGGCTGCAATTATTCGCGCGTCGTCTTGATCGCTCCATTCAGCGCCGTTCGCTGGCGCGCTGATCTTGGCGCGAGGTTCCGTTTTTGGCATTGCGCCAGCATCTTTACGTTGAGGCTCAACCGTTGCGTTGTTCGTCGGCTCAAGTTTTGATGGCGCTTCATTCGCTGAAATGGATGCGGCATCAGGTGCATTTACAGCCGCCGCGCAATGCTCTGATTTAGGTGTCTCAGCCAAAGACGCAGCCGCATGAAACAGTGGCACACTGACCAATGCAGGCGCAGTTAAGTTAAAAATAGCGCCTTCGATGTGAACCGACGCATCAATCAAATTGCCTATGATGCTGTGCAACTCTCGCAATTCCAAGACTGTCATCTTGGTGGGGTCGTATGACATCTCATGAATCCTTTCTGGTGTGTAAGACAATCCAACGCCTGGTGGCGCATCACATGCGCACAAGATCAAGGCAAAGCCGAATTAGAAAATCTGGCCTCATGTATGCGTGTCATCACGATGCAGCATACCTTTGAATGTGAAGGATTCGCGGGGCAGAGGCCGCCCTGCGAGTTTTTCCATGGCGTGATACCATGACGCGGGTAGGTGTGAAGCTGCCCGTGCCAGTCGCATTCTGTCGCTGCCGACGCCAAGAATGGCGGCGAGGACGGCATGTCGGGTCACTCGCAAAGCCCGTACATTGATGAACAGGAAACCCCATCATCGGCGTGCGTCAGCAAGTCAAACTGGCGCCCCCCGCGACTTGTTTTCGCCCACTCAAAAACCTCGTCAGCTTTCGGCCATGGCATCGATGCTGACGCGGCCTTTCGCGCATTAGGATCTTTGATTTTCTTCATGCGCCTGCCCATGGATGCGCCATCGGGTGTTACATCGGATGCAAAAAATGTCGCGGCGCCCTGCTTGCTAGCATCGGTAACGAGCACCTCCCATTCCCTGATTTTCTCGACAGCCTCGGGGAACCGCAGCCCAATCTGGCGCAATTCGCTCTTATTCGCGTTAATGCAGGGGAAGCAGCCAACCCGGCTCATGCCATCACGGTAAAGGGGATTGTGGCGGGCGCCCATTGCTTTGGTGAAGCTGAACACATTGGCCGCAGTCCAGTGAATGATTGGCCTGAAAAACAGCATCGCGCGCGGGTTCCTGCGCACCCGCTGAAACATGGGCGCAAGGCGGCGACTTAGACTTTCGTCGCGGCGCACCCCTAGCCATTGCGTGACAGGCCCACGCTCAAGGGCTGGGCCGACCACATTTTGTTCAATCGCGTTTGCTTTTAGTTCCTCGCTGCAGAACTGCGCCATCCGAGACGGAAATCGCCCCTTCCACAAGCACAAGTCAAGAAACGGATTGCCGGTTGGCTGCAAAACATCCAGCGCCCGATCTATGCGGTGCTGCGGCACTCCGGCGTCGGCCCACTTGCTGCAGATGAACGCCCGCTTGCCAGCCAACCGATCTGTGAAATCGGCGCGTACTACCTCAATCGGAACCCCGACGAAATCGGCGACATAGGCGGCGTGGTCTGTCGTGATTTTGCTCTCGTTGCCGGTGTCAGCCATGACGAGGCGGAACTGGATGCCACGCTGCGCCGCGATCAGCGCACATACTTGGCTGTCCTTCCCGCCCGACAGGTTGACGATGTGTTGCGAGACAAGCCCCATTCCCTTATGCGATCGATCCATGACTCGAAGTGACGCGGAACCGGCGGTGATGGCGCCGGTGTGGGTGTGGCGGTGATCTGGAAGATCGCTCACGCTGCATCCTCCCGACGCTTTTTGCCGCAATTTTCAAAGGTTGCGTCTTGATCGGGGAATGAATGGGTTACACGTCTGTGCGACGGGCAAGAAACTCCGAACATCACGCAACCCTCGAAGAAGGGGTATATTTCGGGGCATCACCGCGAATGAACGCACGAATTTTTTCTGCCGTGTCGAGAGAGCAGCTTGCACTACCCTCTTGCCACTTTTTCCATGTCTGCGCGTTCGCGCCGACTGCGTACCGTACTACTGTTGGCGCGCTCAGGCCGTTAGCCTTGGCGTACTCTAAAATTTCTGAGCAAAGCTGTTCCATGGCGCCATGGTAGGAAGAAATACCCAAGTTGGCAATGGGAAATTTACCGATGGCACCGAATTCCTCCTTATCAGAGTTCATCGCCTTAGCGCACGGTTAGTCTCGACCATGATCCCGATCATCTCACCACGGATATCTCGATCCTTCACCCCCCCCTACCTAAAGATTAGTCCACCCGAAATCCGGGGCGAGCAACATTTTTGACGAGTTAGGTATTTTTCCCTAGACATAGGTAATTTTACCGACTACATTATTCCTAACATCACCGACCATCACTGCTGATCTTTGAGGGAATCGCCATGAACCACACCACCTCAGCACTGGCGACTAACAGCCATCTATTGAGAAAAGGAACAACAATGACCACCATCAATGACCTTATAGCCATGTGGGGCACCGACGAGGGCAAGCCGTACAAGGGCAGATTGATCGACTTGGAAGCCTATCGTGAATCACCGGACAGCTTGGGTTGCATGTGCGCTCAAGGCCAGGTGCTGCACTTCATCGACGGGTGGACGCCTGAGCAACTTGACGAAGCGGAGCAATATGAGGCTGATATGGCGGTATCGA